AAGTTAGGTCTTTTAGAAAAAACAGATTAAAATTATATATTATGTCAGATCAAGAATTAACAAAAAAAGAAAGATTAGCTGTATTAGTATCAGGAGGTCTTTTATCTGCTCAATTAGCAGAATCATTTGAAGCTAAATTATCAACTGCTGAAATCACATCATTTGTTGAGGAGCAGCAAAATTTAGCTGATAGTTTATCTACTCAAGAGGTTAAGGAATTAACTAAGGAAGAGCAACAAGAATTGTATGAAAGTTTACGACAAAAATTAGGATTGGAAGATTCTGATCTTAAAAAGAAATACGATGAAAAAGTTGTAGAATGCCGTCAACTAAAACAAAGTAAAGTTGATACCGGAGCTATAAAAAAATACGCATCCGAGATTTTAAAAATTGTAAAATAATTTAAAATTAAAGTGGTCAGAAATTGGCCACTTTATCTGTTTATATATGATAGACTATTCACAAACTATTTTTCCACCTTTAAAGTTACCGGACTTTGAAGAGCTTTCTAAAGCTGAAACGTGGAATCCAAAGTTGTATCAGCCTTTAGTATATAACGAAGAAGTCGTAAAGAAAGCAGACACATTAAAGCCTGGTACTTTAGCTTACGATGATTTTTGGGATGAAATTGATTATTACTGTATCAATGGATTCGAGCCACCAAACATGCCCCGTATTACAGGTAGACACTTTTACTATCTGAACTGCACAATGATTGAGCGTTTGAAGTCTAAGAAATCCAAACGTAAAACATTAGAACCTCCATTATATAGAGATTTAGATCACTGGTTATTTTTAGAACTTGAACATGCTCAAAAACATGGTTATGGGTTAATCATTGGTAAACCTCGTCGTGTTGGTTTATCTGAGTTCGGTGCCGTAAACTGTAATTATGAATTAACTTTCCACTGCTTATCTAAAATTGGAGCAGCAGCTGGTAAGGAAGATAAGGTAAAAGAGTTCTATGAAAAGGTTCAATCATCATTAAAAAACACAAGAAAAGAGTATCGTAATGGTATTTTGAAAAAGAATGATGATGAATTAGTATTAGGATATAAAGACACTAAAAATAAGGTAAAAGATGACTTCGGATTGAAGTCTATTATTCGTGTAAAAACCATGTTCTCGGATTCAGGAGCATTCGAGGGGGGTTCTTACAATATGGTAATCTTTGAGGAAGCTGGTTTATTTGACAACTTAACGATGTCGTTTACTGCGACTCAGCCTTGTTTTATGGATGGTAACATTCAATTCGGTATTCCGTTAGTGTATGGTACCGGTGGTGATATTGAAAAAGGTTCTGGAGGTTATAAGAAGATGTGGGATGAACATGCTGCATATAACTTAAAGAAATTATTTATTCCTGCTTATTTCTATTATCCAGGAGATGGAGAAGTAGATGAGAAAACAGGTGAAAGAACATCTTTCTTTAATCCTGAAACGGGGGTTACAAATAGAGCTGCAGCTCGTGAGTATATTATCCAACAGCGTAAGATTAAGGAACGTTTAGATAAGGATTCGTATGTAAAACACTTACAATCTTATCCTGTAGTAGAAGCTGATATTTTCATTAGAACTAAAGGAGGTAAATTAGACTTACTTAAACTTACATATCAGTTAAAACGTATTCAAGAAGGAGAAGCTTTCGAGCCAGTTATTAAAGGTAATCTTGAGTGGGTAGATTCTCCTGAAACACAGATGTTACTTCAACGTGCTAAAAACATCAAGGAACGTACTAAAATTAGGGTTAAAAACGGATCTAAAGTAATCTTTAAGGAAAACGATAAAGACTACTTTATGATTAAACAAGGAGATCCAATTAATAAGATAGTTGGTGATTCTTTAGGTTATAAACCTGATATCGGTGCTTGTGATAGTTACGATGAAGCTGTAGATGATAAAAAGAACCCAAGTAATTACTCTTCGGGTGCTATTATGGCTTACAGGTGTTTCAGTGGCCCATCACGAGAATTTAACTATCCAGTAGGTTTAATTGTGGAGCGTGGCGATGGTTCCTTTGATGATGATTTATTCTATGAGCATTCAGTGATGTTTGCTATCTATTGGGATATTCAAGTATTGATAGAGCATACCAAATTCCATATTGAACGTTATTTCAAGGATGTTGGTGCTGAAGAGTATTTGAAGTATAAACCTCAACTTAGAGTTACAGAGAATCACGCGAACGAGTACGGTATTAAAATGCCTGGAGAAGTAAAAGCTTTAGGTGAAAAATTATTAAAAGCTGAAGTTCGAGATAGTATTCATAATTGTTTCATTGAAGAGATCATTCGAGATTTAATGAAGTATGGTGAGGAGAATACCGATATCGCGATGGCTTATATGATTTGCCTTCTTTACAAGTTAGATTTATTCGAGGATATGACTGAAGATATTGAGGTAGCTAATAGTTACTTTGAACAAGAAGGTATGAATGAAGGAGGTTATTACTATGTTGATGTTAATGGGGAATTACAATTTCAATTAGATAATAACTATGAATCTGAACAAATCAGATACTTTAATCCGGAACGTGATTTAGATCCTGTTTCTTATAACGAATATTTGATTGAAAAACGTCAAGCAGAAGAAATTCGTAAGAAAAAAGAGGAAGATTTCATGAATGGGAAAGATGCCCAAAAAATAAAAGAACAGCAATTACATACATTTTTCACTGATGGATTTATGTTCGATTAATTTAAGCTTAGAGGATAAAGAATTCTCTAAGCTTTTTGATAAAATAATAGAGTCATATCCTTATCGGCAGTTTGATATTTCTATAAAGGAACAGATAAGATATAGGCTGTATATTTGTAATCAATGTTATTTAGAAGGTAAATGTAAAGAGTGCGGTTGTAATCCAGAGGACACTTTCGTTGAATTATCATCTTGTAACAAAGGAATCCATTTTCCAAATATGATGAATAAATGGAAATGGGAAGAATTTAAGAATAAGAATAAAATAACTTTTATTTAGATATGTACTACGAGTTTCCAAGCCAAAACGTAAGTGAGTCTGTTAAAAATACAAAGAAGTGGCACATGAAACATGCGTATGCTTTTTTTAATCATACAACGACTTCACATTACTCAGAGCGAATAAAAGAGATTTCAGAATTGTCTTATGCTATCGTAGGTAAAGTATCTCCACGACAGAAAACAATTATTGAGAAAACTCTTACGCAACAATACGGAGAGGATTTTCAAATCCCTTACCAAGTTTACCCTTTAATTGAACAAAAATTAGAAGAAGCTATTGGTCATTATCGTTTAAGACCTTTACGCTCAAAAACATCTGTTATTAACAGAACGGCAGTATCAACTAAACTTCAAGAGATTATTGATCGTGTAGCTGAAGCTGTAGAACGTGATGTAAATTCAACCATTGAACAAGAAGCAGGAGTAGAATTAGGTTCTACTAATCCAGATATGGAAGTTCCGGAAATGGATAAAATTGATGAGTTCATTGGTACATATAGAACTGAAAACGAAAAATTAGGAGAGCTTGTTTTAGATTACCTTTTAAATGCTAAAGGTGAAAAAGAAAAGATCTATGCAGCTGCCATGTTTTATTTAGGTTTTGGAGATACAGCCTTTTTCATTGATGAGAAGAATGGTAATCCAACCTTATACGTTCCTCATCCATCTGAATATTATTCAGACATGGTTCCTACTGAAGATATTCAAGATGATGCAGAAATTGTTGCTTTAGACCAATGGTTTAGTCAAAATGAAATTTTAAATAAGTTTGATTTAAACGAAAAGGAAAGAAAGCAATTAGATAAGCTGTTTAAAGACGGTGAAACTAATATCAATCTTGATGGTGACTTACAATTTTCACGCGATACATTCGTTCGTAAGATGAACGGAATGCAACGTTGTAGAGTTGTTTCCCTTTATTGGAAATCAAGAAGAAAGTTAGAGTTTAATGAATACGTTAACTCTACTACTGGAGAAAAAGAAGCAAGAAAAATAGGTGAGGATATATCTGAAAAGGATAAGAAAAGAATCATTGATAAAGACCAATTAGAGGTGATTGAAGTTGAGAACATTCGCCATATCACAATGATCGGTCCTGAACTTGTTTTATCGTGGGGTTCTTTGAAAGACCAAATAAGCTCTGTGGGAGATCCTCGCAAGAGATTTATTCCATTTGTAAGAATTGTATCGGATAATGTTTTGCGTACAGGAGAAGTAAGATGTATGGCCAAAAAGCTTAAATTCTTACAAGACTTAGCATCTGAAGTTTTATGGGAGATTAAATTCAACCTTAGACAAATGGATGGTAACGTATTAGTTTATGATACATCTATGTTCCCTAAAGAGTTGTTTGGTGATATCGGTAAGACATCTTCATCAGCTGGTAAAGCATTAGACAAAGTTGTTCGTTTATTAAAGAAAGACCGTATCATGGTTATTAATTCAAAAGATAAACGTTCAAATCATTACGCATCTTCTGTGAGTGTTTCTCAAAAAGGTCGTATTCAAGATTTACTTCAAATGTTTGCTTTGATTGAATCTGTCGCAGATAAGATTTCTGGTATTCCATCGCAGAATGCAAATCAGGTTTACCAAAAAGCAACAGTAGCTGAATTACAAGCTCAGAATACATCTACACGATTAGAAGAATATTTTGGACCATTCGAAACGGCGGTAGAACGCGCTTTAAATTACTTAATTGCTAAAGGGCAGCAACTTTACAAAAAGAATGATATTCTTTCTTATGTTGGTGGAGATAAGGCTCAGAAATTCGTAATGATCACTGAAGATTTCGCCAATGATGATTTAGGTATTAAATTCGTTAATAATCGTAAAGATTACGAATCGAAATCATTACTTGATCAGATGGCTACTCGAATGATGTCTACTACTGATAAGTTTGAAATCATGATTGCTATGCTTGATGTATTCGATTCAGAGAATTACGAGGAAGCGAAAGAGATTCTTATCAAGAACCAAAAACATCTTGAAGAAATGCAGAAAGCAGCTAATGAAGCTATGCAACAACAAGAACAAGCACGTCTTGAAGCTGAACAAGCTAAGATTACAAATGAAAACGAGCAGAAACAGCTTGATCGTGAAAAAGACATTGAGGTTGCTAAAATTTATGCTAACAATAAAGCTGACTCTGATAGAATTAAAGAGGATAATGCTAACCTTAGAAAAGCAGCTGAATTAGAGCAGAAAGAACGCGAACGTCAAACAAAAGAAAAAGAATCTGAGTCTAAAAAAACACAGAATCCAAAAAGTTAATTTTTTAATATAATTTTGAACCAATAAATATTTATTTATGTACGAAGAAAACCTTAACGAGCCAGGCGGAAATTTGACTGAAGAACAAATGAGAGCTGGAGATGATGCAGAGTTTAATAACGATGCTTATTCTGAGGATGCTAATGAATTCCAAGAGGAAGGAACAGATATCTCAGAAGATGGTTTTAATGATTTTGATCCTGATGTTAATGAAGATATGAGTTCATTAATTTGGGAAGAATCAGAAATTCATGAAGATCCGGATTTAGGAGATACTTCTCCAGGAACTTCAGATGAAGAAGAGGAAGCTGAGGAAGAAGATTCAGTCGATTTTGATTTAAACGATTTAGAAGAAGAACTTCCTGAAGTTGATGATTTAGATGAGGAATCTGCTAACGAATTAATTGGTGAGCAGGAAGAATCAGAAGAAGAGTTAATTAAGAAATTAGAAGCTAAAGGGTATAAAATTGATGTACCTGAAGATCAAAACGCTGCTCGTATCGCGACAATTAATCAAGGACAAGCAGAAATTGATAGCTTAAACAAAGTGTATAATCAACCAGACAGTAAGTTTATTGAAACTTCTGTTCGTAATGATTTATACCTTGAATATCAAAACTCAGGTAAAGCGAATCT